TATCATGACAATCAAAAGTATTCTAGAAAACCTATTCAATAAAATCGAAGATGCTGCAAATTATAACATTACAGAAATAATGTTTAAGCCAATATCATTGTTCGATAATACATACATCAACGCAATTAAGACAAACCCAAAAAAAGATAGATTCTATATACAACTATCTAATGAAGAAGAAAACGAAAAAATATACACAAATTTCTATATAGTAGACAATAACTTCTTAACAGATGCATTAACAGAATTAAACCAATACATAATAAACGATACAACAAATGATGATTTCATCATCAGAAAAATGATTGAAGAAAAAGAAAATGAAAAAATAGAAAATTATACATTGTTCATCAGTAAACGAATAGCAATAAATAATTCTAAAGAAATAAGAAATAAAAGAAAAGAAAATAAACAAAATCTACCCCAATTTAAATTCATACACCTAGGAGAAACATTCAAAGACGAAGAAACAAACTTTAACAAAACACAAACAATACTAGAAATAGCAACAACAAAACTTAATTAATTCAAATGCACGTATCGTAAAAATTTAAAGATATTCGAGAAATTGAGTAAGTAATTGATAAATAGATAGTTATGCGAAACGTGGGGCATAAGTAATTGTAAATGTGCATTTTAATGCTTTTTGGTCTTGAAAACCCCTTTAAATGGGCATTCTGTGGGGTTTTGGGTTATTTAATGTTGGTATGTTTGGGTTTTATATTGTGGGTGTTTTTTAGATGGAGAATTGTTGGGGATAAGGTGAGTATGAGTAGAGTGTGAGTGAAAATGAGAGGAAAAAAATCTGTTCTTTTCTTAACATAGTATTTTTTTCTTTATATTGTTGATTTTATGGAATAATATTTTGCAAAATAATATTTTCATGGAATATTATTTTTTTATTGTATATAGATTTGTTTATTTAAGAATTTATATATATCTTTGCATATATGGGAAAAAAGAAGATATTTATTTCGTTGGATAAATTGCATCGTCCTAATTTGGTTAAGTTATTTCATTCTTATTTATCTAATAGGAAGCGTGTTCATTCTTATGGTATTAAGTTTAAGCGTAAGGTGATTGAGGCTAATTTTCCAGATTATTTGACATTCGATATGACTGATGATGATATTGATGCTATTTTTTCATATTATCATATGGATGAATTTGAGTATGATGATAATTGGCAAATAATTGGTGATGCTATGAATGAGTCGCCTTCGGATGATGGTGAGTTATTATTTGGTGGTGATAATAAATCTGCCAATGTTGTTGACATTAATACTCCTTATGAAGGTTTTATTGGTGATGATTCTCCATTTGATGATGGTAATAAGGTAATATATTTTTATTATGATTATCATGATAAGTATTCTAGGGAGGTATTTAATTCCATTTATGATTTCAATGAGTACTGTAGTGAAATGGGTTATTATGTATCTCCGTTAATGTTTGAAATATTGAAATATGCTCAAGAGTGTCATTGTTGTTTGGATTTATCTTACAAGAATGATGGTTTTTTATCTGTTATTGTGTGTGACAGTTATGCTGATATGTTTTATAATGTGTGTAGTGATGCTGAATTAGGTTATAGTAATGATTATGAATAAGCGTAAGGAATTAATTGGTTTATTTAAGGAATATATTAAGAATAAGAATAATAGACCTTATATTAGGTCTAGGAATTTATCTTCAATCTTTTTTTATGAATGGTCTAATGTTGAAAGGATTCCTTTAAAGTTTGAGACATATAAGGATTTTGACGCTTATTTAAAGCGTGCTAATATTTGCATTGAGTCATGGCAAGTTAACGGCATAATGACGTCTTTGGAGAGCGATTTTAATGTATACATCACTTGTAAGACTGGAAAGAAGGAATTAATTATTCGGACATCTCATATGGCTTTATATGATGCATTGAATAATTACAATAAGTATGGAGTTACATTTGTGCCTCAGAATGTTAATTCAATGGCACCATATGATTCAAAATATGGTTGGTGATATATATGTACTTAAAAAAGTACATAAAGGGTGGGTAATATATATCCATCCTTTTTTTTATATGTTATTGTAAGATTTATATTATGATATAAAAAAATGGGAATGAATATTTGGTTCATTCCCATAATGATGGTATTATTTTTTTATTGTGGAAGACAATATGTGGTTGGTTATGCCCATTGCTCGTTCCTTTCAGTTTGTGGGCTATAATCATCATTTCAATTCACTTCATCTACTTCTAGTTTATCAAGGTATTCTTCTGCATATTGTGGATAATGGAATTTTAAGAAATTAAGTTTTGTTGTTGCAAACCATGAGCTATCGAATTCATATGCTTCTTTTGCGTCATCAGTAAATTCCAATGTTTCTCTATCGTTTGAAATACCTTTGAAATATATATTTTCGTTTATAATCTTTAATACAATCATATTAAGAGTTAATATTGAATAAACTATATATTACATATATTGTACTTAAAAAAGTACACATGGGGTGGATATTTTATATATGATTATAAATCCCATCCATATTCTTCAGCATACTTCAATTCTGGATATTCCTCCATGAAATAGAACTGTAATGATTTGATTTCCGCTCTTGTATACCATCCACCGTCGGTTCTATCATATGCCTCGTCCACATCTGTTGTGAATTCAATGCATTGATTCACCTTATCATACTTTTTGATATACTTAGGTTCTTTACATGGTTCCTTGATTACGATTTTTCCCATATTAGTTATATTATTATTTATTAAACATTTCTTTTTTATTCATATAAAGCAAAGATATGCTTTTTCATGTTTAAAAACAAATTATTTAACATATATTGTACTTAAAAAAGTACATTAAAGATGGACGACACATATATTAATATGATATCATCTCCCATATTTAAAAGTAACAATTGTTTTTGGGAAAAAATAATGGGGTGATACTGTACTTATTTAAGTACACTTATCACCCCTTCAAGTTTAACTTAAAACAATTATTAACATTTTATGTTTCTCGATGATTGCCTATATCTATCACAGACGTGAGCATCATCTCAAGCGAAACATTTCATGGAAAGTTCATATATGTGCATATGGGGATTCATAACTCTCATAACTTTGAGTGTTATGTCCCCACACATCCATATTTATTTAATGGGTGTGTCATGCTAGGCTTCCACTAGCTACGGCATTATCCTCTGAAACCAAACTTGTTCTTGGTTTCCACGTTGCAAAGATACAAATAATATTTGATATAACCAAATTTCTTCATATCTTTTTTTTTCTTATTGTTTCCCTTTTGACTCCTATCTTATCCTCACAGACTTAAAATAGGAAAAGAAAACTATTTTCATTTTTTCATGTTGCAAAGATATATATAATTTCTTTAAAAAACAAATTATTTTTCCATTTTTTTTTGCTCATATAAAGAATCACATCTATTCAGCATGAAAAAATATTTACTGAATTATTTTAATGTTGCAAAGATACAAATAATATTTGATATAGCAAAATATTCCATATATTATTTTATGGGAAAATTACACCTTATTATATATTATACCTTATTATATAATATAGATGGGCATATAAATATTAATTTAAAAATAATTCTTATTTTATTTGGTTATTTGGGGAAAAGTTTGTATCTTTGCAATGTCGTTAAGGACAAGCAACATTTAAGTTTAATTTTTAAAACAATTTTAATTATGGAAAAAGAGTTGACAAGTGAGTATATCATTGACAGACAGATGAATGACATCATCGCATCCCCAATGACAAGTATTCCTCACAATGATAGCTTACGATTGTATAATAGTACAATTAGGAGGTATCCGAGAAATATCTTTAACAAGACCATGTATTTGGTCTATGAGGGTGCATTGCGTCAATTTAAGATAAGAAAGGAATTTATCTTCCCATTCAACTACACAAGAACGATTGGCAGTGGATTTGATAGAAAGTATATTAGAAATGTTTATCTCATTGATATTGCTGGAATTGGCGAACTCTATGTATTGGCAAATATATACCATTATGCTTTTAATTTCCCAATCTATGAGAGCGTTGAGGACTTTAAGGCTAATAAGTATTATGACAAGTGTGAGCAAATGAAATTGGATGAGATTAAAAAGTTGTATGCAAATCATTGCTCATTTGTTAACGATGTCGCTTATCAATTTGAATGGGATGGTGTGTCTTCTGTTAGTTGTAAATGGGTGGATGATGTGTCATTGTTCTTTACCTTTGATGGGAAAGAATATGTCTTACCAAAGGAGTTAGCCGATACAACATTTGACTTATACCCATCTAAAGAGGAGTGTGAGAATGACAATACTATCAACATCGTTGGTTTCGATGATAGTGAGGAGGAAAAAGAATATGAGGTTACTGCTGCACAACTATTGACAAGAAAATTCAATGTCAAAGCAACTAACTTTGATTCCGCTTGTGATAAGGTATTGGAGCAACTCAAAAATTCTCCATTGAACTCAAATGATGGACTTAAAATAGAGTTTATTTGATGTGGGATGATATTTATAAGCGAAGACCGTAAACTTTCTTCGCTTATAAATATCATAATTCTCTCAAAAAATTAAAATTATTTTCTTAAAATACCAAAATTATTGATTTAAATCAATATGGATAAAAATAAGATTATTGAAATTAGACGTGAGGTTGTTAGTGTTTACAATACCTTAAATAATTTGGTTAGTGAGGGGAAATTACCGCTTATGGATTTGGTTTACCCCAATCATGATGGTAATCAAGACTTACAAGTAGTTAGTGAACTTATGCTATTAGGTGGTTGTCTTAGTTGTTTATCTTATGTAGTAAACGATGCAAACAATAAAATAAGAGAAAGTTATGGATAATAAAGATAAGAAATTTGCAGAAGAATTTAGTGATTTCGTAAATGGTAGTATGTCAAGTGCGAAAGAGGTTGCAAAGCACATGGCAAATGAGCATAGATATTTGCAAGGACAGATGTTTAGAGTTTGTCTTGAGTATATCAAAGTTTTGTCAAAAAACTATGAAAATGGTTGGTATGATGTGAGAAATGAAGATGCTTGTAAGACAAGTAATGAGATTGTAAAGAAATTGGATTTGTTTGTAGATTAAAAATAATTTCAAATTTTATTTTGATAAATCAATTTTTATTTGTATCTTTGCAATGTCGTTAAAGACAAGCAACATAAGTTTAACATTTAAATTTAGTCAATATGATTAAAGGATTTATTGAGGTAAATAATAAAGTAAAAGAGATTGCTAAGAACAATCCGTTTTATGGGCAAATAACTTCCGAGGAGTGTTATCGTCATACCATTACTATGGATAAGAATGAAGTAGTAACTCCTCCATTTGGTGTTTATGCTACCATCAAGTTTGACAATGGTCTTGAAATGGAGATTAAGATATCTAAGCATTACTTTGAGTTTCTTGAAGACCATGAGGATGGTAAATGGTTTAATGCGTTTTTCGAGTTGAATGGAAACGTATATGGAATCATTGTTAAATTCCGTGATGGTTTGATTGATAACTTCACGATGGATGTTTGGTATGATAAGTGCGCATTTGAGGATGGTGAAGATTCCGATGCCTTTTACGATTTTGATGATTTTGATAACATTGAGAAATATGAACTATAAATAAAAATAATTCCAATTTTATTTTGGTATTTCAAAAAAAGTTTGTATCTTTGCAATGTCGTTAAGGACAAGCAATTTTAAGTTTAACAATTAAAACAATTTTAAAAATGGCACATAACATTGAGATTAGAAACGGAGTAGCAAGTTTTGCAGAGAATGGTAAGAAAGAACGTGCATGGCATGGTCTTGGAGATAATCAGCAGATTTTTGACAGACCTATGTTTGTTGATGAGGCTTTAAAGGCTTGCCATGCTGATTATAGCGTGTCTTTGCAGCCTATTGTGGCTCTTTCTCCACAGATTCTCAAAATGATGGAGAATGGGGAAATGATTAACCCAGATATGTTGTTGGACTTGGTTGTTAACAACTCAAAGGCAACCATGAGAACTGACCACAATGAGGTATTGGGTCTTGTTTCAGACACTTACGGACTTGTACAGAATAGTGATGCGTTCAAGTTTGTTGATATGTTTTGTAGCGGCAAATTCGCTGATAGAACTGACACCCCATTGATTGAAACTTGTGGTGTTCTTGGTAAGGGAGAGAGGGTATTTGTGACTGCAAAATTCCATACCCCAATCGTGCTTGATGCACAGAGAGATGACCTCGTTGAAATGTACATGGTATTTACAACATCCCACGATGGCACTGGTGCAGTCAAAGCTATGGTAACTCCAGTGAGAGTGGTTTGTAATAATACCCTTAACTATGCCATGCAGAACAACATTGGTCGTGTATCATTCCGTCATACATCAAAGGTTATGGATAGGCTTGACCTTTTGAATAAGGAGAATGCTGAGTTTGCTGCTAAGGCTCTCAATGTCTATGACGTTTATGCTAAGGGTCTTAAAGAGTGTTTTGACCATCTTCGCAACATTCGTATTAGTGAGAAAGAACTTGACAAAATCATCGCTGAGGTAACACTTGCTGATGATTCATACAAAATCTTCAATCAGACTGGAAACATCTTCGATAAGGACATCCCCACAAGAGGTAGAAATATCTTCTTGAACGTCAAGGAAGCAATGGAAAGTGGTGTTGGTCAAGACAACCAAATGAGTGGTACTGCAATGTGGGCATTGAACGGCTTTACCACATACTACCAAAACCAAGCCAAATATAAGAATGAGGAGTCAAAGTTTGATGCAATCATGGATGGTAGTGTTTACCAAAAAGTGAATAAGGCTTATAATCTTCTTTTGTCAGCATAAAAATGTTGGGGTGGATAACTTATCCACCTCACACATTTAAGGCTCTTAGAATGCAAGGAAATAGGGTTAAATCAAATGTTTTTAAACTGAGTTGAGTTATGAAGAAGTATTTGTTAAGGCTTTACGAAAGAAAGTATGTTCTATTGGATGATATGTATGTAGGCATTATTCTTGATAGAAAAGACTGCAACATCATAAAGAGTTTTAAGGGTAAGAACGACATTGCCCACATCTATGATATTGAGTGTGAGGTTGAGTGTTTGACAGAACTCATCATGCTTGGACTTGCATACTTCCCATTGAACAACTATGATGATTTCATCATCACTTGTCCTAATTGTGGGAATAGGATTGATGATAACATGATTCTCAACGTCTATAACGATGAGTTGCTGAGCGGCTATAACATCAACTGCAATAGGGATGATTGTGGAACTCAAATGGCAAAGGTGGAGTTTTATGGGAAAATGCCATAGAGGGCATTTTAAGGCTCTCTGTTGAGATAAAATAGTTAAGGTGGATAACTTATCCACCTTTTGTGATTTATTCGCTTAGAACGGCTTAAAATGTTTTTTTAAAAAAAAATTTGGTTTAACTTGAATTTTTTGAAGAAAAAATGTTATTTTAAGGGTTATTTTATGCTGTCTTTGTTTTAAAATAACTTTCTTTTTTAATATTATATTATATATATTTATATATATAATATAATATTTTTTTCTTTTATAAATAATGTATTTACCTTTAGTATTATATTTTAATTATATTTTATATAATATTGTTATATTAGATAATATTATAATGAAATTATACTTATTTTAATATATATATTAGGGGAAAATTTTGTTGAGAGATTCAAAAAACATTTGGATTTCTCAATTTTTTTTTATATCTTTGCTAAAATTTTAAATTTTAAAGTAGAAAAGATATGTTAGGTTCAAAGGATGAGTATAAAATTTGGGAGAAGTTTTATGGGGAAAAGATATGTTCCGAGAAGTTGAACATTGAGGGTTTTGATAAACCAATAAAGTTTGATATCTATGATGGTCATGCAATATGTTATAATTATAAGGGGCATAGCTATGACATGGATTATCCTCAAATGAAAGCAGTTAGGGATAGCAAGGAGATTTCCGATGCAATTATCAATTACGTTGGTGATATTGATGATGCAGATGAGATAACCGTTTTGCACGTATTAATGGCTTTTAATACGTTATATAAAGATGGTGTTGAGGTTGATGTTTAATTTTAAAAATTATTTTTATCATGAGTAAATTTACCATTAAAATGAATTATAAAGCAAGCATTATATTTGATGTTGATGCAGAGAATGAGGGTGACGCACTTGATAAGGCAAGAGAACTTGCCGAGGATGCAGATGTTAGAGAGTTTTCAATTTGCAATGAATTGCCAGCGGAGATTTTAAGTAGATAAAAAATAAAAATAATTCCAATTTTATTTGGTTATTTGAAATTATATTTGTATCTTTGCATCAAGTTTAACAATTAAAGCAATTTTAATTATGGGAAAGTGGGTACATGTAGTTTCAAAGCAAGAAGAATACGGAGATAATGAGTTCTTTAATTGGGGACAAGAGGAATTCAAAGCCTTATTAACATCGCTTGAATGTTATGTGATAGAGAATGAGGGATGTTCTGACCGATGGGAGGTTGAAAAGTACGAATATAAGAGGGCGATTAAGTTCCTTAAAGAATATAAGGAAAAGGGTTGCATTAAAGAACTTGAAGATGATTCGGATTTCAAGGCTGCAATCAAATCTCTTGGCTTTAGTACGTCTAGTCTCATTTTAGCAATGGAATCATTACTTAATCAAAGTGACAAAAATAGTGATTGGCTAATATTTGTTGCTTATTAAATTAGAATGATATGTACGATTACAAGAAAGCAATTAAGGATTTCATTGGCAAAGACGGATTCATTGCCTTTGAACATGGGTTTAAACCGAGATTCGGAATGTGGGGTATCACACAAGACGAGGTTAAGGGGTTTAGTGGAGTGAAATTCAAGGTGGATGAACTTGATGATGATTCTGCAAGGATGATATTAAGAGATTTATTGGAATACGAAAATTATTGTAAATTTTATGCCTAAATATTTGGCTATATCAAAAATAATTTGTATCTTTGCATCGTGAATGACAAACAATAACGTTTAACTTAAAAAAGAAAAGAAATGAGCAAGAAAGGATTTAAGAAATCAATTGCAATGAACAGAGTGGTAGCCATCCCATCAAGAAAGGTGGAGAACGAAGATGGCAGTGTCACACAACTCTATCGGATTGAGAAGATGAAGTAAGGGCTAAGGCTGCAATTAAATATCTTGGCTAATGTCGAACATTATAATTCAGAAAGGAACTGAAAGTATGAAAAGTCGTGACCGACCCTAAAGGGGTACATTTTAAATATCATTTTAGCATAAATATTGAAAAACTTTTATAAATTAGTTTGAAACTTAAAATTGGGTGATATGAAAAGTCGTGACCGACCCTAAAGGGGCATTTTAAAAAATATTATTCTTAACATAAATATAGGAAAAACTTTTATAAATTTACGCATAATAGGATTTAAGTTAAAGCCCATCTTAGTTGTGAAATTAGGATGGGCATTTTTTTTTTGAAAAAAAGTTGATTAAACATTTGGTTATATCAAAATTTATTTGTATCTTTGCATCAAGTTTAACAATAACAATTAAAACAATTATGGTTAGAAAATTTGAAAATTTGGTTGAATCTATAACCACTGAAATTGGAAAGGATATGTTATTATCCAAAAATAATGACATGATTATGTTGTTTTTGAAAGCATATAATTGTTTCCAAGAGGATGAGAGGGATGGTGCTGACTATATCTTTAACCTCAATGAGAAAGATGATTTGATGATTTGCATTGATTGGGGTTTGAAATTGAATGACATCGTATCGTTGGCTCACCAAAAAACAACATACATTATGTTTGGGGTTAATCATACAGAGCCATTGCCAATAAAAACAATGGAAGAACTTGCATCAATCTTATATGCCCATGCAAATGAAGTTGTGACCTATGCGTTGGCTTATGTTACTCGATGTGAAGAATATCAAGCATTATATGAGGAATATGTAACAAGTAGAATCGAAAAGGCTCTTGTGCTATGATAGAATTGATTGTTATTGGGTTTGTTGTATTCGTGGGAGAGGTTTTATCCTCTCCACGTTTTAAGGACTATTTAAAAAACATTGAGGAATGAATTTTAATAATGAAATTATAAAGCACATTGACACATTGTTTAGAAATAACGTGTGCAGAGGTGGTAGAACTAAAAAAAGCATTGTGAATTTGCTATCATCAAAGTTTGACCATAGTGATACCAATATCTTGCCCAAATTGGGAGAGGTTGAGATTGAGAACTTGAATGAGAATCAAGACAAGTTAAAGATAATCTATGATGATTTTACCATTATTGGCACAATCACATGGAGATTGGCAGACAATAAGAGTGATTTTGTAATTGTCAAGATTGATTGAAATTAACTTTTTAATTTCAATTTAAGGAAGAAAAACCTTTTTAAATTGGTTGCCTACTAACATTGGGGAGTGTTGGTAGGCATTTTTTATTTTTAAAAATAAAATTGGTGTTTTATTTGGTATTTTCAATTTTATTTTGTATCTTTGCATCAAGTTTAATTAAAACAATATTATTGATTATGAAATATGTAAAAACATTTGCGGCTTATAAGAAAAAAGCAGATTTGCTCATGGACTACCAATTATGCAAGGCTCATCTTGGCGAAAGTGGTAGTGTTAATAGAATTGCTGAAAAGATATTACTTGAAAGGAAACACCTTTCAAATGAAGATAGGAGGGCAATTCATAAAGCAGTTACAAAAACGATTGGTGTGAAAGGGGTAAATATATCAGTCCCAAGGCTGAATATAAACAAAGCACCATCGGACATCTTATCCGAATACGTGAAGAAAAATTTTGACAATATGGTGTCTATGGTAAAATACAGAGGATTGGGCGACTACCCATTGAAGTTTAGGGACATTATTGAAAAGGTAAACAATTAATGCTATGGACGTGGAGAAATTGTTTTTGTTGTCTGTAAAGGACATCTTTAATGGAGAAGAAAAACGATTGGTTGGTATCAATGAATTTAAAATGGGTACTGATGAATCCAAAAAGGTTATTCGTGGAAAGATTACTGATTTCTATGATGAGGACACAGATTTTGAAGATGGCGAATTAGATACAATGGTTGATACCTTGGCAAAAGGTATGGAATACTTTAAATATGATGAAAAGTGGTATTTTGAGGAAATTTTCTGTTTGAATTAAAAATAATTCCAATTTTATTTTGTCAATTCAAAATTTATTTGTATCTTTGCATCGTGATAAATAACAATAAGTTTAACAATTAAAACAAAGGAGATTAAATTATGGAAAAGAAAAAAAAGTTTTCACTTGATACACGTGTTCGCCTTGTGGCTGAGAACAATGGTGGCAAAGGTGTAAAAATGCCAAAGTGGTTCACACTTCCGCAGAATAAGGAACGTAGGCAGCAGCACATTGACATCTGCAAGGAGTTAAATAACTTGTCTGTGGCTAACGGAAATTACCCAATTACCTATCTCGTTTACTTCGCAGTTGGTAAGAACGCACATCGCAAGGAGGTGTTCGAGAATGGTTACACCAAGTTTGATAAGGATAAGGCTGAGAAGATTTTCTCATGGTTGAAGATTGCAGCCAAATATCATAAGAACGATAGGCTGTTCCGCAACCCCAACGCAGCACATGCACTTTGCCGTTTCTATGACAAGTTCAGCACCAAGACAAGCGACTTCAAGGCAGCATTGGGGAAAATGGAGAGCAACCCCAAGATTGACTTGAAAAATGCCAAGGCTCTTGTTGAGGGCATGGGTATCGGTAAGCAGACAAAAACAACAGAGTTGGAGATTGCAGAGTCAGCCATGGAATATGCAGTTGTAAACGCATAAGGTTATATTATATAAGGTGTGTGGGGAATTAAAACCCACCACCTTTGAAAAAAATGGTACAATGGAGAAATACGTAATTGCTTGTGACTTCTACAAGAAAGTAGTAAAAGTGAACATGGTTGGTGATTCTACCCTAACGATGGGAAGCGACTACCAAGACAAGCCATGTATGACCGTATATTTGAGAGACCACTCTGATATGAGCGCACCACACCTTAATGTTAAAGAGGTTGCTGAAACTTTCACATCTATGCAAGAAGCAGAAAAGATTGCGGAAGAACTATCAAAAACCCCATTTGACGAGGGCAAAATCGTGTGCCATGTAGAAAGTCTATAAAAAATCAAAAAAGTTGCGAAATAATTTGGTCAATTCAAAAAGATTTCGTATCTTTGCATCGTGATAAATAACAAGTTTAACATTTAAAACATTTTAATTATGGGACAATATTATAGGCCATGTATCTTGAAGAAGAATTGGAAATTGGCAAAGCAGCCAATTATGGCAGCATTAACGTCTTGGAGTTTTGATGATGGTGCGAAGTTAATGGAGCACTCATACATTGGAAATCACTTTGTAAGTGCGGTGGCACAATTATTGAGTAGTAAGTATTTTGGTCATCCATTCGTATGGTGTGGCGATTATGCTGATAGTGTTACCATTAGAAGTGTTGAGCATGATTTATATTTGGATGCAAGAAAGTTTGAGGAAAGCAAAGAATATGATAAAATCCGTGGAATGGTTGCAGATGAGTGGCAAGACTTCAAATACCTCATCAATCTAACCAAAAAGGTGTATGTGAAGTTGCCAAAGTATGCTGACAAGAAACAAGGCGAATGGTGGGTGCATCCATTGCCATTGTTAACCGCATTTGGAAATGGCAGAGGTGGTGGAGATTATGGTCTTGAAGATGATAGAGTAGGCTCATGGGCATTTGACCGCATTGGAATGTCAAACGATGATAAAGACATTGAGGGCATGAAAAAGGTTGATGGTTTCTTTGAACTCGATGATTAAAAATAAATTTAAAAATAATTGGGATAGTTTTTGGCTATCTCAATTATTTTTTGTATCTTTGCATCAAGTTTAACAATATAAAACAATATTGAGTTATGACAACAGATGAAATTAAAGAAATCATTAAGAGTGGTACAAAAAAGTATCTTCTTACCTTATCAAATGGGGAGAAGAAAGTTGTGAGATTATTCACAACATACGATGGCTACCCTTGTATTCTCCATAAAGGCAAGAAATTATGGGGGCACAAACTTAATTGGAGTGGTTTGCATGAAACTGCAAATTGGGTATCTTTAAAACCATGTGAAAAGAAAGAAATCGATTATGTAAAGAGAATAATCAAGAGGGCAAAGGATGCAAGCAAAATGCTTGAAAAAAGTGGCTTATGGCAAGATATTAAGAAAGAGATTGATGATTTCTTGAATTTGCCAATGAGAGATATTGAAATGTTTGTCAAGGATGCAACATATGATTTTTATAATAATGTGTATAAAGAAACTTATAAGCCTAATAGCAAATACCCTTGGCTGCATAGCTATCAAGTTTTTGGAAGTTTTTTAAGTGATAGGTGTTGGAAGAGCATCAACCATAAATCATGGAATAGGGAGGAAATGAAAAACTCCATTGCTGAGCATATCAATAATAAGCAAAACTACTCCTATGCTTGGAGAAATGGCTATGACAACTCAATAGAACTTAATTTCGATTGTGACGACCATTATAGGGGTTGGTATTCGGAAGAATTTATGGGTTGTGGCAATGGGCATTATTATCTATTATTTGATGCAACTCATGCAATTTTTTATGAGGATGATTAAAAATAAAAATAAATCCCAAATTATTTTGTAGTTTGGGATTTATTTTGTATCTTTGCAATGTGATAAATAAAAAACAAGTTTAACGATTAAAACATTTAATTATGGTTAGCAAAATTAAGACAATAGCAGACACATCATCCTATTCAAAGACAATTAGAATTATCCCCTATGGTACTATTGGATGGTTGAAGACAACAGAAAATACTATTCATCAGTGCAAGTGTATTGGGGCAAAGTGGGTATCACCAACTGACTATGATAATGACCCATCCATCCCACTTTATGAGTGGCGAGTAGCTGGCTTACCAAACCATATCTATTCATTTGGCTCTGTTGTAAGGACAAATTATAATCAAGTGTATAGGAATTATAGTGAAGAAAAGCCAATAACTTTTAACAATGGTGTAAGTGGTAATATCTTCACATCAAGGGAGTATGCCAATAACGGAAAACTTGGAACTTTCTCCAATGAACAATACATGAGGGCAACAAAGTCTGTGAATATTGTTGATGTCATGATGAAACAATATGGTTTCGACCTCGATGGTGTAAACGTGGGATATGGATTTTTATCATTGCGCCCTTATGAGATATGGAGGGACAACTCAATCAAGCAGAATGGTTGGATAACAAAGTTTGAGTTGACAATGGATGAGAAAGGTTTCCATTTGATTGTACCGAGCATTTTAAGTGGTAAGTATTACCCATCAAAAGAAATTGCAATGGCACATACCTTATCTTTACCAACATTCACTTTCGATAATGAGGATGGCACAGACGATAACGAAGAAGTGTTTATTGAATACACCTTTAAGGTAAACAAGAAAGTAATCGATACATTGAAAGAAATCTTTGAGGGATAATATTTAAAATAATTGGGATAATTTTTGGTTATCCCAATTATTTTTTATATCTTTGCATCAAGTTTAACGATTAAAGCAACAATAGATATGATTGAAATCGAACGCAGAATCTTTGTGAGTGAAGAAATTCATAAGCAAGAATATGATTATGTCTATGGAGATAAAAAGGACAAAATTGTCACATTTGCTTATTATAAGCCAAAGACTGACAAGGAAACAATATGCCATTTAGAACATACATATAGTGATGCGTTAAGGTTTGCAAGGTCAAGAGCAAACGATGGGAGATATAAAAACTTTGAATTTTTGATTTATTGAAAAAAAAAAATGCTGAATAATTTGGTTATTTGAAAAAAAATAGATATCTTTGCAATGTAATTAAAAAACATAATATTGGGAGATACGAGAGGAGAACTAAGAGTAATCTTAGATGTAGACAAATCGACCTTGCCGTAAACAAGGCGTCACTTATGTGACTTCGGTGGTGCAAATCCATCTCTCCCAACTACCTTAAACAATTTATTGTTATCATCTTGATGGCACTGAGTAGTGATATTCGGTGTCATTTTTTTTTATTATTTTATTTGGAAATAAATCTTATTTTATTTGGTTATTTGGAATATTATTTGTATCTTTGCAATAGGTTTAACAATTAAAGCAATTTGAGTTATGATTAATGAGAATTACACGGACTACGAAAAGGTTAAAGAGTGCTTCAAGTATTTCATCAATACCCTTGTATGGGAGTCAATGGATATTGATAAGGGTGCCCATATTTGGGATGATATAACTAAGCATATTAATGCCTATTGTGAAACAATGGGCGATGGTATTATTCATGACATTAATAAACATGTTAACAAGTATTTCAAATCTCTTAACTGCCGTTATTCAATAACGATGGAAGAAATGTCAAATGGGGAAATGAAAGTGGTTGGCAATTTTAAAACCAACAATCTTAAACTTGTTCTATCAAAAGCAGCTAAATTCTATAAATCAGTAAAGAAAAGAAAAGTAATCATCTTCGACAATGAAACAAGAGAATACATTGTGGAATGGGAATAGCAACATTAAATGGTATTGAGTTATGATAATTCAATACCATTTTTTTTATAATTTAAAATTAAAAATAAATCTTATTTTATTTTGATAATTCAAAATTATTTTGTATCTTTGCATCAAGTTTAACAATTAAAGCAATTTGAACATGGCAAAGAAAGACATTATTTGGTCAAATTACGACATTGACTATGATAAATGGAAAGAAGATTTCAAGTGTTGGCTTGAAGATATGGGATATGATGAGAAAGATTATGACCTATATGAGTGGGTTGATGATTGCTTGTATACCTATTTACAAGACGAAAGATGTAATCTCAATGTTGAGGTTGATGGCTACATTGTAGGATATTCTGACCTTGGTTTGTGGGATGGTAGGCACGTTGGTAGTGGAACTTGCGGTAGTAATGTAAGGGACATACTTCATACAAATTGTGATTATGTGGAGTGGTATTGTGATAGGTACAATGTAAGGTGTAATGCTGCACACCATGATGGGACAAATCATTATCTCTATCGTGTGGCAACGGATAAGGAAACCGCAGAGAGAATTGCTAAGAAAATTGCCTTTAATGGCATGACTGAAAAGCAGTTCATGAGGGCAACAAAATCGTTAAGACCTTATGTTGCAAAGGTATATGGATGGAAATAAACCCATCCATATATCAATAGTTTAACTTAAAATAGGATGAAATGAAAGAAGAGTTAGGGCAGTCATTATTTGCGATATTTTTCCTTTTTGCTGCAACATATCAGTTAACAAATATAGAAACAGATGAAAAAGTTGCGCTTGAAAATGCTATAACATTTGATGATGTGGAATATGTGTACATGATTGAAAAACCAAAGGCGCATAAAGAAATTAAAAATAAAATTAAAAATAAAAAGAAAATATATGCCTTATCCAAAAAAGGAAAAGACTTCATTAAAAGGCATGAAACGTGCAAATTAAGGGTATATAACGACCCAGACAAGTTTAGACGTTCAATCGGATGGGGACATCAGTTAAGACCTAATGAGCATTTTGAATATATAACAAGGGCAAAGGCTGATGAGTTATTTGACAAAGACATCAAATGGGTTAATGATGCAATCAATAGGATATTGTCAAAGGCTGATAGAAGATTTGAATATTCACAAGGGTTTATTGATGGTCTTGGCAGTCTTATCTATAATTGTGGGGAAAGAGGTGTCACGTTAACGAAGTTCTATGATAGACTATGTAATTGCAGATATGATAAAAATGGTGTTGGAAATATTAATAAAAACGATTTATATTATGCAATAGCAGCAGTTAAGACCGATAGAATATCAGCAAAAGGACACATAGAGAGAAGATATGATGAACATTTATTAATGCTTGATTAAAAATAAATCCCAAATTATTTTGTAGTTTGGGATTTATTTTGTATCTTTGCAATAGGTTTGACAATTAAAACAATTAAGAATATGGATAAGAAAGTATTTCTTTTAGACAAAGAATCTTACACGGAAGAAATGATTGGCAACCTTACTGAAAAGGACTTGGAGGAATGGGTTGCAGAAGAAGACTATAATGACAATTATACCATTGTCAAGATTGACGCAAATGGTTATGATAGTCCTGAAAAAGCATTTATAAACGAAATGCCATTTGCTGATATTGATGACTACTATATGCTTGCTTTTGGCTTTTAAATAAAAAGATACAATGAACATTTATTAATGCTTAATTAAAAATAAAATTAAAAATAAATCTCAAATTGTTTTGCAGTTTGGGATTTTTTTTGTATCTTTGCAATAGGTTTAACAATTAAAGCAATTAAAGATATATGGAATTAGCAAAAAGACGTATAGGCACTTATCATGGAATTAAGTGTTATTCAGTTGGACAAATGATAGGCAATAATTGGTATGGTTCTTATTATTGTGCCAAAGTAAAGAACGGCAGATACTATAAGGTGAAAGATAGTGAAAGACGTTCAGTTGATGAGTTGAAGAAATATATTGACGAACATATTAATGAGTTGAAACCATGAAACAATATGAAGTGATAGATATTGATTTCCTCAATGAGGAAAACGTTGAGGAAAGAGAAGTTCATGTAACTCTCAACAATGGTTCAGTGGTGCATATTTGTGCTTGTTGCGAGAGTTTTGAGCAGTACAATGGGACAATAGATGAACTAAAGTCAACCGTTGATATTGCAATGGAAGTGAATGATTGGCTGCATGGCGAGGACATTGACAAAGAATTGGTTTTGCTTAAAATAATAAAATCACTTTAAGTCATGGAGAAAGTAACAGCATATAAGGCTTTTAACGGCAAGCTATTTGACACAAAGGAGAAATGTATTGCCTATGAAAAGAAATTGGAAAGCTACCCAAAGGTAAAGGATAAAATTGATAAGGCTGCACCTTCTTATGTGGTAGGTGGAAAATACAAGGACATTGATATTGTCCGTCATACGATTGAGCGTTGGGAAAAACCTTCTTCAAGAAAAAGTGTTGAGAAGTATTTCATTGTCGGTGGTAAATACAAGTTTATTGACTTATATGGTAAACATGAAGTTTCCGTTATGAATGGTGGTATGTTCCCTATGGGTAAACTATCAATGAATTGGTATTTGGCTTTTTGCCATTTTTGTGAACTGATTCTTCTTGGTAACGAACTGACTGATGAGTTTGTCAAATATGAGATTGAGAAGTTGAATGAGGAAAACAATGTTAAATTGGTTGTGAATGTTATCAAGTCTAACAAGAAGTGGGAGATAGACAATCCGTCTTGGCGTAGTGGTGTGGTTGCTCCATATACGTTTACAATGGAAAAAATTTAAAAATAAAACCAATTTTTATTTTGTATTTTCAAAAATAATTTGTATCTTTGCATCACGAAACAATTATTACTTTAAGTTATGGAAAGAAGTTTTGTTAATTATAAAGGAGTTAAATATCCAACCATTGAAATATCCCTCTCAAAGGTAAGTGATATTGAGAGTGATGAGATTGTCTCCATTGCTGACTATGAACTTTGGGCAGCGATTGAGGATGATTATGAAAATGGTGTTAAAGACGCAGTTTGGCTTGATGATAAAATCTATTATTATTGCGATAGTGGATTTATTGCAAGCAATCCAACAGAAGATGAGGTAATTGAATATATGAACAAATATTGCTAAAAATAAAATCAATTTTTATTTTGATAATTCAATTTTATTTTGTATCTTTGCATTAAGTTTAACAATTAAAACAATTGAGTTATGAATAAAAAAGAATTTAGGGTATCATTAGATGTTACATTGAGTGTTGACATCTATGTGGATGCTAAGAATGAGGAAATGGCAAAGGTAAAAGCCAAGAATTTTTTCGCTGATGACCCAAATTATTACATCAAAAATGGGTACGTTATCTCCTCAAAGGTTACTGACGTTAACAAAGAAGATTAAAAACAAATAACTAATCATATCATCCATCCCACTTATATGTGTGGGATGGATTTTTTTTTTATACTATAATTTAAAAATAAATCTTATTTTATTTTGTATTCTCGAAAATAATTTGTATCTTTGCAATGTAATTATTAATCAATAACATTTCAATTTATGGAAACATATTACGAGGTTACATACACAGACAAGGAAGGGAATAGGAAACGATATACTCGTGATACGGTTGAGCGTGGTCATTACCTTTACAAGAGCCTTGTGAGTGACGGAATGGAGAATGTTGTGCTGAGAGAGGTATCAGCCAACGGAATCGCACAATTAAGACCCTATACACCATCAAAGGTAAAGGAAGAGCCGAAGAACATTAAACCAAAGTTTAATGTAGGCGAGTGGGTTGTAAATGAACTTGGTGATTTGTGGCACATAGATAGTTTTGACAAGAAAAATTATCAAGTTTCTGACGGAAAAGGAAACTATAATTATTTTCCCATTGCCAAACAAGACAAAATGCGTCTTTGCAAGTTTGCACGGAGCTACAAAGGAAGAATGGGGATTGTAACAAGGAATTAAAAATAAATCCAATTTTTATTTCAAAATAATAGTTTATCATGAAGATAAGGATTTTGAATGACCTAGAGTCAGTCTATGCAGATAATCAAGTAATGAGCGCAAAAGAACTCATCAATGACTTTATTGAAGGACTGAATATAAATAATGAAAATGATAAGGACACGATTGAATGGCTAAATAAGGCAAGTGAAACATCTGCCATAAACTTGATAGGCTCACTTTGGGATTTATCTATTGAGATATTAGAAAATTAAAAATAAATCTTATTTTTATTTGGTTATCTCAATTTTATTTTGTATCTTTGCAACAAGTTTAACAATAAACATTTTAATTATGAAAAAGTATTTAAGCATGGAACAGAAGTATTATTGCCCAGAGTGTGGACATGAATTCGTGCAGGGCGAAAGCAATTATAACTATGACACTGCAAAGTTGGATTTCCATTGCCCAGAATGTGATTGGGAGGGGAATGAGGATGGTGTGTGTGATGAAGAATATGAGGAACTTAAAATTTGGGATGGTTGCTACAACCAACGTACACTAAAGAAAGAGGGTCTTGAGATTATCACATGGCCAGATTCTCAACTTCTTATTGATACTCATGGGTATAGAAAACATTCTTGGCTTATCAATGATGAACGTGGCTTGAATAGGTTTGGCTCATCAGCCTATGTGGTTGAAATTAATTGGTATCATGAAAATGTAATGAATTGGGGGCTGAGATAACCATCAGTGTTTGGTGGAGTAAAAATTATAACAATTAAAAAGGAAAGAAGATGGATAAAATTTATATTCTGCAACAAGAATCTAACGTTGATGGGGAAATCCTATTCAATGTTGTACCATGTGCCACATTGGAAAAGGCAAAAGAATTAATGAAAGAGGAAATTAACACCTTGCTCAATGAAAGCCATTTCAAGTGTTTCCATGACAGAGAAGATGACTTCATCTTGGATAAGACAGAAACATCCTTTTATATAGAGGATACTTGTGACGACTATTATGAGGATATTAATATCTATGAGAAAGAAATATTGAAATAATAATAAACTCATTGTACTTAAAAAAGTACATTAAGGGGTAATACAACCAATTATTAATTGTATTACCCCTTTTTATTTGCCCCACAATCAACGATATTATTATCAATGGATAAGTTATCCATAAACACAAAGAAAATGGCTGAGAACGCATATAAATGCCATTCTCAGCCATCACAAGCAACAATTTAAAACAATTCAATCAACAAATTTCCATCTAATGTTCTTATTTAAATCACAACCATTCTTGACTGCAATATCAATCGCATCATCAAGATTGCCCCTATCATTCTTGGAATCATCACATTTGTGATGCAAATCCCTTACCTCATAATGATAAGAATCATGAGCCAAACCAAATGTACGTTTCTTTACTTGATATTGTAAATGAATCTCCATAATGTAATACTAAGACTTATTTAAGTACAACATTCTATGTAATTAACTCTTGATGCAAAGATATAAATTATTATCGAAATAACAAAATAAATCACTAATAATCTTTCATGGACTTAATTAAGTACGAGCATGAAAAAGGGTGAGAGATAAACTCCCACCTTTCTTGCACCTAAACATTCACTTCAACCATTGATGGAACAATCTCAACAACCTCTCGCATAAGGCTTTGAGGACAAAGCACCCTCTCGCCTTGGTTAATGAGTAGAATCGTACTTAACTCCATCAACAAGAAGTGTTGTTCATGCTCCTTGTCAATTCCCATTTCCACTTGCGTGGATGATTGGGTATGACTCTTCTTCTTCATCCAACCCTCAATCTCAGCGACTTCACTATCAGTAGCCTTGCGACCATCAACAAAGTATTCGGTTTCGGTAGAGAAACCAACTTGCTGCTCATTGCGCTGCAACTTCAAGTAGAACTTGTCTTCTGCCTTATTGGTTGAAAACCACTCACCTAACTTTCCGTTAACACGATGGTGCCATACATTTTTAAGGTTGGCTTTCTCATCATCATTACCCATGCGACTTGCAGTGTTCTCAAGACTTTTGGAATAGTCTGTACCCATTACAAAGCCCTTGTAGGTCTTAATGATTTGCACCCTACCCAAATATGGGTTTTTGTTGTTTCCCCTACCTTTGTTCATTGAACTATCGGCAGACTTGTTAACTACTATGGTGCTTGCAGCACCCTTAATAAACCCATTGGCAACTAAAGCCATAACATTTTTAATCTCCATATTTTTGTGGATTTTAATGTTAATAATAATATTTGTTACACTCACTAAAAGAACGCTTGTGAACTAATCACGATGCAAAGATACAACTATTTTCCCATACCACCAAATAATTTCACATTTTTTTGGAAAATAATTAATTCACATACATAAATCCTTAAAAAAATTAACAATATAAAAACCAAATGCTAAGAAACATTAAAAGATTTGCAAAAATAGCGATATTTCAAAATTATTTCTTACCTTTGCATCGTCGATAATGACAAGCAACATTTAAGTTTAACAATTAAAACAATAACAATTATGGCAAACAAAGTTTTCATCCGTGGCGAATATGCAAAGTCTGTAACACTCGGTAAGAATGTGGCTGCTATCGCATTTGTATTAAAATCTACTAAGGCTCACACCCTTACAGAGGAAGATACCAACAACTTGGTATCACTCGCAAGAAAAGGCGATACAAAGGCTGCAAATGCAGTTGTAGAGGACAATATGCAACTCGTTATTAGCATTGCACGCTCGTTCCAATTCGTTACATATAATAACGAGGTTATGGATTTAGGGGATTTAATCAACGAGGGTGCTATGGGTGTAATTTCAGCCATAGAAAACTATAACCCCATAAAGGGTAACTTCTCTAATTTGGCTTGTGCCTATATTAGGAGAGCAATAGTAATGTACATTGGCAATAACGGCAGAGTTGTTCGCTGCCCATTGAATAAGCAGCAAGGTAATGATTTGCGTCATGATTCGTTAGACGTTCAATTTAGCGATGATAACGACACAACAAAGGGCGATATGTTGAGCAATGAGAGCGACAATATTAAGGCTGATTTGGATAGCCTTAGCGAAGATATTGCAAGAGTATTGTCATATACACTTGCTGATAAGGAGAGAGAAGTATTGTGTGCTTATTTTGGTATCGGCACAAGACAGATGGCAATGTGGGAGATAGCCGAAATAAATCACGTTACAGAAGAACGAGTTAGGCAGTTAGTCAAATCTTCGATATCGAAGATAGGTAGGGACAAAGACGCAGTAAAACTCTTACAGAGTTATTTATAAGCCGTCTAAGGGACTTAAACATAAGGGGTGGATAAGTTATCCATCCCTTTTATTTTATACGCTTAGAACGCAAATAAATAGCCTTTTTTCTTTGAACACTTGTGGGGTATGTGGTAGATATACCCCCATACCTGTACCCCACCTCTGTAACCCCCATGAGGAGGAGGGGATTTTAAGTGTTTTATGGTGGGAACAGATGCTTAAATGAATTCCAGAAAAATTTTCGTTATTTTTCCAATGCCACCCCCCTTATTTTAAATTTGCACTAAATAAAAAAAAAATTCTGGAAAAAAATTGTGAATATAAAATGTGTTTGATTAAAGCTTTAAAAAAAATTCCTAAAAAAAAAAATTCTGGAAAAAAATTTTTGAATTTTTCTTAAGTAGTATTTTGAATAGCGTTAACATTCCTTCAAGTGTTGAGACAATTGGTGATGGTGCTTTTTGTTCTTTTGAGGGTGGTATTCAAGATGGAGCCATAAAGCAAAGGATTGCAAGTATTAATCCAAATGCGGTTGATTGTGATTTTTTATATTAAGATAATGGGTGAGATTTAGTTTTCTCACCCATATTTTTTTTTAAACATCTGGATTTGTCACTTCCCCCCAATTTAGTGATAAAAATAAATCATTTCCTAGATAATTGCTTGGTATTTTGAAATTTATTTTTGACATTTTTCTAGCATTAATGTTAGTTCCATCATCTACTGTAACATAATTATATGTATACGTTCCCATTTCTTCCATTTCGTCAAAATTGGAATCATATAGTTTAACTGTTGCATTGGGCAATTCATTTCCGTTAAGCAATATGCATATTTCTTCATCAATTTCATTTAAATTGACTTGGAATCCTATTAATTCTACATTTCCTAAGCTTGATGTTATGAATGTTTGCCCGCTTTCAAAATATGGGAATTTATCATGACAATATTCTATATTATCATCATAGAAATAATTACCGTAATACCAAGAATTCAAAGTGATTGCTGCGTCTGATAAGTTTTTAGCTGAGAAATAGATATTGATTGTTTTTTCTTGTTTCGATTTGTCAATGTAAATTAATGATGTATTTGCTTGGTCATACAAGACACTTGGTGGCTGATTCGGTCCAACTGAATATGTATTTCCTGATATTTTATCAGTCAACATGATATATTTTGGTATTCTTGTTTCAAATTTAGGATTTAAATCAACTCTATTAATTTTATATATCCAATAACTACACCTAGTTGCCATAATTTATAAAGATTTTTTTTATTTAAAAATGATTAGTGCTATTTTATATTTAATATA